CTGTACTTGGATCAATCATTGTCATTTATAAATTCCTTATTCATGTTATCTCTCAGAAAGTGAAAGGTAACGTGAATAAGCCCCTCCATTCGGAGGGGCATTCCTATGGCATGTCAGGCCAGTATCGGTTAGATTTTGACGAATTCTCAGAGAATGATATAACCCTCAAATTATCTGGGCAATGTAGCCCACATACCAGTTTTGAATTCAAAGGTACAATATGATCTACCGCCTGCCTAATACCTGTCTCTAGTTCTATACGCTCGGCTTCTGCATACAAGCTTGCCATAGCTTTTTTACTATTGGCGTCCATTGCCCAAGCTGGTGTCGCCTTTATTTTCCTTGCCCTATAATTTGCTGAATATTGGGTGATAAGGCTTTTGTTAGCTTGTTTCCACAAGTCCTTTTTCTTGAGACTGTATTCTAAATTGTTTTGCTCCCAGCGTTCCCAATAGAACTTGTATCTCTCTGGTCGGGCTTTCCGATAAGCAGCAGTTCTTTCAATAATTGCTTCCTTATTCTTTTGATACTGCTCTTTTGCCCATCTAATTTTCAAATCGTTAAAATCTTCTCTGGCAAATCTCTCAGCTCTCTGCGCATGTGTGCATTCCATACAAACAGACTTATACCCGTATTTACCTAGAGGGTTTAAATGAAATTCACATAAATCTTTTTCATGGTAGCATTTGGTACATATTTTTGTAGTATGTTCAAACAAGAAACCTTTCGCAATCTTACTTAATAGACGCATCTCTTTGTTGCATTGGATGCAGACACTGGCTTTATTATGTTTTCCAGTTTTCTTATCGTAAAATTCGTATAAATATTTTTGTTTAAAACATCTTGTGCATTTCTTTTGAATTTCTTCCATAAAATTCCTTTAGTTAAAACAACTCCACCATTATACACAATGGAGTTGCCTTTGTAAAGAAACTAAATTAAACTTTAGTAGCTTTTACTACTGCTGCTGGTAGAAGTAATGCGTTCATGAAGTTGGACTCAGTTTGAATCTCAATCTTAGTACCATCATCTGCTTCTTTTTCAAACATATAAAGAGCTTCGCCTAAAGTATTAACAAGGTCAAAACGCTCAGCAGGTGCATAGTAGGTTTTAAAGCCTTCAGTGCCTTGTGCAACGAAATATGCTTCATCAGTAGGAATTAGCTGAGTGCCAACATACTTATCTCGCATTTCAATGAATTGAACACCACCATAGAAGAACTCACGGCGTACAGTAGCTGCGTTATTACCTGCAACTAGACGTTGACGTAGTGGTTCTTGGGTAGAACTGTAGTACTGGTAAGCTGCTTTAACATTTGGGTGTGCAATGAGGGCTGCAAAGAAAGTAGGTGAGCACAAGGCTACAACACCACTAATGTTACCGCCATTACCGATATTATCTTGAATTGAAGCAATACACTGTTCAATCTTATCCAATACTTCAGTACTACCGGTAGGTAGAGCAAAACCTACAGTAGTACGAGTCCAGCCGAACTCAGTATTAAAGTCTTGTGTCACAGTACCTGATGGGGCATATACAGTACCAGCTACAATAGCCTGAGCACGAGCTGCTTCTAGAGTCCAAGCATAGTTTTGGCGAATACGAGCCATTTTGTCAGCACGTACACGTGCTAAGGTATCAGCTTCAGTAGGATTACCATAAGCACGAACACCTGCTAAGTCTTTAGGGTAAATCGCGTCCGAGTCCGGGAAGTGTGGGATACTGAAAGTATGGATTTTACGAGTACCGTCTTTATTGACACTTGGGCGGTCACCGCGAATGCGGTCAACAATCAAAGCACCATCTTTAATGATTTCTTCAAAAGTCACAGACGAGGCAGCTACAGATTCTTCTTGGAAAATACCAAGTTGGCCGATAGTGCCCCATTGGTTAGGAATTACGTTTAGTTCTTGAGTCCAGTCGGTTAGCTGAAATTGACCATTAGCACCAAAATTACGAGTTAGCATTATTATTATCCTTTATTATGCTGTTGCTTGAACTAGGATGCCAACTGATTTTAGGCTATCATAGGCTGCTTGTTTCTTAGTTGCATCGTTATAAGTAGAGTCTAGTACTAGGGCACCAAGACTTACTGTAACTTTGCCACGAGCTAGGGCTAGTACATTTGTATCAGTAGTAGCAGCTACAGTGAAAGGTGTGGCAGTACCAAAACTATCACCAACTACGATAGCTACGGGAGCTTTACTACCATCAACTGCTGTTTCTACAGCAATTTTATATTTACCAGTAGCAGTAACTTTACCAAGTACAGTGCCAACTACATACGATTTCTGAGCTGCTTCGTTAGCAACTACGACTTCGTGGAATAGTGTGGTGTTGTCAGAGTCACTAATCTTTACTAGATTGCTGTAGTGACTGTAATCTGTTGCGATAACGGACATTTTGATTCCTTATTTTACGTTAAATTTTTCACGTAGAATTTTCTCTTCCACGGTCATTTCTGTTGCAGGCTCGGCTTCACCGGATACGCCTGTTTCTTTGAATAGGGTTGAATTAGCTTCAACTTCTACCGATGTAGCCATTGCTGTTACAACAGCAGCAAAGACTGTATCATCTAGCCCTTTAATAGCCTCAAATGTAGTAGCAGCTTTTTCAGTGCCTACGATTGATTCTAGTTGAGCCTTACGAGCTTCTAGTTTGTCAGCTAATTGCTTATCTGCAGCTTCTTTAGCAGCAGCTTCTAGGGCTTGTGCATGCTCAATAGCAGTAGATAGGGCAGCTTCTAATGTAGCCTTATCAGCTTCAAATGTAGCTAATTTAGCTGCAAGAGCTGAAAGCTCAGTATCTTTACCTGCGAGTACTTCTTGTAATTGTGTTAGCTGTGACTTAACATCAGCTAGTTCAGCCATATCAACTGGTGTATCTACAATACCCAATTGCTTCTTTAATTTCTCAAGCATTTACATTGCTCCTGTTTGTTTTGCTTTGTGTTTTGCAGCAACGTAAGCTGCGAATTCTGATTTAGTCATAATGTTATTAACTAAGCCATTCTGTAGACTTTCTTCAGCATCAAAACATTTAGCTTGGAAGCCAAGAATTGTCTCTGGAGATAGTCCTGTATATTTAGCTACATGGTTTACAAACTGTGTACCAAGTTTATCTACTTGAGCTTGTAAATCAGCTAAGAAAGATTCTTTGAAACTACCATCAGCAGCAAAAGGAACTTTCTCATCTCCTGCTGTGATATAAATACGTTTTACACCCATCTTTTCTTCAGCTTTAGATGTATCTAGCAGTGCAATCAATACACCGATACTGCCGGCCTGACCTGATGGATTAATGATTACCTCGTCAGCGGTACAGGCCCAAGCATAAGCAGCAGAACAGGCACACTCATCAATGTAAGCAAACAATTGGATATCATTTTCATCGCAAAGCTTGCGTGCTTCTTCTACGTACTCAAATATATGACTGCCGCTGCCACCACCAGAAGCAATATCCATCACAATTGTAGTAGCACCTTCAGCAATCATTTCTTCAAAGTCTTCTAATATGCCTTCATAGGAACAGCCGTCAACTTCACCACAAATGCCTTTTACTGGCCTGTAAGTCATTGCTCCATGAATCTCGATAACGCCAATACCGTCTACTACCTCTTCATCCTCGTCTTCTTCTTCATCTCCACTTACAGGAACTGATGAGTATGTAGAATCTAAGCCAGCATTGCGTTTATCTAAGTAATCCATTACAATGTTGAATGTATTGCTTGATACTAAATGAGGTGTGTTATACAATGATTCTGTGAGCCGAATCAGGCTTTTCTTTCTTGCCATAATTAGGCTCCTTAAGCTGAGTTCTCAAGATTGTCACTCGAATTATCGGTACCAGAGACTTTCTTAGCTGTGCCTTCTCCTGCTGGAGATGCAAAGCCTTGTCCTGACTTACTGCCACCATTACCCTGATTTGTTAGTGACTCTTTGTCAATTTCCTCATCAGCAGGTTTAATAGGCACACCGATGTACTCACGGATAAGGTTAGCTGTTGGACGATCAAACTCTACCATACCTACAGAAGCTACACGTTGAAGCATCTTAGAGAATTCTTCCATTGCTGGGCGATCAAAGTCACCGAACACAATCTCTGGAAATTCTGTGTCATTCCAACCATTTAAAGCG